TTTTTATTTAGATACCCAGTATAGGACTTGAACCTACACACCATAAAGATAACAGGACCTAAACCTGTCGCGTCTACCAATTCCGCCAACTGGGCATTATAAAAATCCAACAGAATAATCTTTATCTGTAATATAATCTATACACAGAACAGTTCTGCAAGATTTCATTTTATTCTCAACTCTATGTTTTGACATAGGGTGAAATATATAGAATGATTGGTTGGTAAAAGATTTAGTCTCAACCTCACCATTATCATCCATTATTTGTATTATAGCATCATCTGGGTCATTTGGGTCAATGTCTAACCCCCAAATAATTCTAAGTAATTTAACACCTGGAATATAATCTTGATCAATATGCCAATTTAAAAACTGTCCAGGGTCTAATGCATTAATTGCACAAGCATCAGTCAATCCAACTTCTAACAAAACACTTGTCAAGAAGGGTAACGCTGAGGTATTAAAAACCACAGGTGTTCTTTCAGCAAAAAGAGGCGCAAGATGCCAACCAAATTTAGAAGAATTTCTTTTTTCTGCAGAAAAATAAGAGGAATATCCAATAGGATATCCTCTATTTTGTTTTTTAATATATTCGTTTTGCTGTTCAGTAAAATCTCTAAATTCTAACCTATTGAAGTTATTCCTATACTCTTCTAAAATTTTATTATAATTATCATTTAAAAGAGATAACTTTGGGTGAATATCTTGATAGGATAAAAATTTAGACATACATTCAAAGATCGCCTTCTACACGATTCTCTGAGCGATACACATCAAAAGCACCTTCAGGATAACGAGCACTTAATTTTTCATAATTCATTTGAAGAATCTCATCAAAATTAGTGCCTAGTGCCATACACGCTTGGGCAATATACCAACAAATATCTCCAAGTTCTCGCTTCATATGAAAAATACTTTCATCATTATACGATTTACCCTGAAGGAAAATTTTCTTCACAACTTCGGTAAATTCACCTGCTTCTGCAGTCATACCAAGAGCGGCAGTTAGAAGCCTAGGAACATCCGCATCAGTTGATGCTTCAAGTTCAGTGAGGCGGGACAGAAGATTTGATAGTTCGCTACTTGCAGGACTAGTAGTTTGACGAACAAAATCAATATACTTATTACTATCAATAACTTTATTTTCTTTCATAGTAAACTCAAGAGAACCATCAGTGTTTTCTTTTTTTGAGATTGTGAGTGTCATGTTTAATTAAGATACGAATACAGTTTATCAAAAATCAGGAATTTTGTCTAGTGTTGCCATAATGTATTACGGTAACCTCACTGGATTTAAACTTTCTCCAAGGGTCAACTACAATACTTCCTTTAGGTACGTCACAGTATAATTCATCACTTTCTGGAGCGTCCCAATATTTGTATGTAGTTGTTGCACTGTGCGCTAGTAGAAATACTGCAGGACTTTGTGGTTGATAATTGTCTCCAGTACAACTATCAACATATGTTGGAGATTTACCAAATTCTTTACAATAATGACCAATTAACAAACTATAACTTCCATCAAGATGCGATACTCTTGGTTTATAAGATTTTCCATGAATGATAATTGGAAGATTATATTTGTTAGACAATTCAACAAGGTATTTTGCTAAGTTTTTAGCTTGACCTTCTCTAGAACCCATAACAGATTCAAAAATATCATATCCAAGGTTTAATTTTTTAGACAGATATCTAAGAGCAATATTATCTCTTGGGTGACATGCACCACCATCGCCCATCCCAGCAGTCATATAAGATGAGTTAATAATTCTTGTTCCTGCAGAACAGAGAGCATTTGTTACAATATCTACGTTAATATTTCCTTGGCGCATCGCAACGTCTTGAATCATATTAACAAATCCAATTTTGGTGCTGATAAAAGTATTGTAAAAAACTTTAATACATTCACATTCATCCCAAGTTCCTACAAAATATTTTGGAGAATTTTCCATGATTGTTTTGTAAAACTTGATAAGTTCTTTAGCATCTCCTGTTGTAGTTCCATCTTCTGTACCAATCATAACCATTTCAGGATTTACCATATCCCAACCAACTGTTCCCATGGCGATAAGATAGGGATTATAAACAAATCTTGCATTTGTCATCAATGGTTTGAACTGTTCTCTTGTTGTTCCAGGAAGAACTGTAGAAATTAAAACCACCAACTGCCCATTTGCTACAGAATTTACTTGACTGAGGCATTGTTTGACAATTGAATAATCAAAGTCTTTTGGTTCCAAGTGCATTGATGGTGTACTTCCATCATAATCTGGTTCATGTGGAGTTGGAACAGCAACAAAGATAATTTTACTTTTTTTAACTACTTCTTCTATAGAAGAACAGATATTAATTAAATTACTTTTTTTAAATTCAATATCATATCCATAAACATTATGATTTTTAGCAGCAATCTCTGCTGCACATGGAAGACCCAATTTACCAAGCCCAATAAACCCAATGTTCATGCTTCTCTTTCCAAATCTAAAGTTACACAGTGGAATCCTCCACTAAGAGTTCTTTGATGCCTCATTGGAAGCATTGCACATTCTATGCCATATGTTTCTAAAATTTTTCTAGTTGGATGTTGATGTTCTTCAAGAGCAACTAGATTTGGAGAAACACTAAACAAATTCATGTTACACCACTCTGAGGCATTATTATAACCTGGATAGTATCCAATGTCTACTGGGTCTGGCGCATTGATAATTTCCCAAGTATTAAATGGATATGGAAGCATATCTCTATGTTTTACTCTTGTTGGATTTACCATCATCAAACCCTCACGTAAAAAAGCTATAGTAGTATCAATATGAACAAAAGTGTAGATATCTTTTACAATCCTAACTGTTGCAGAAGAACCCAAATTATTTTGTAGAATAGTTGCTCCAGCAACGTTACCGCTATTTGAGATTAAATACAAAACTTCTTCATTAGCACGAATTGCATTTGCAGCATCAAATGCTGGGGTTAACTCAGTTAGTGCTAGTACTGAAGGATCACCAATACAAGATTCATCATATAAATCATCATGATATGAACAGGGAATTTCTATTGTTCTTGGAATATGGTGAGAAAAAGACCTCCAATTACCTCTTCTTGCTCTCAAAGGTTGTGGAGTTGCCAAGGATAATTCACCATGAACAAATACACAATCCCTTGGACAATAATTATAATATTTTGTAGGTTCTCTATTTGGTCTTAAAACTTCAACATTTTCACCAACTAAAAAATTACAAAAAGTTTCAAGATCTTCATTTGCCTCATCAATTACTTGTTGTGGATATAATCCCGTTTTAACATCAGATACATCTTGAATTCCAGCATAATTAATTGTCCTTAAACTTTTATCCATTGTTGGGATAGTTGCATGATCTGCAACACCAACAATAACTTTTTTTAGTTTATCCCATTCGTTTTTTGCGTACATAATTCAACTCGTAGTTAAAACCATTTTGTGGTCATTTTCTTTTCCATATGTAAAGAAGTCATCTAATGTAAATTTTAGATGTTCCTTCATCCACCAATAATAATATGCACATCTAGATTTTTTATGGTGAATTCTATTTATTTCTATACCAAACTCTGTGCTTGAAGATTTAATATTTGTGGTTATTAAAGGTATAGAATACGTTCTTCCAGTATGTCCGATGAGATAATCTACTGTTGTAGAACTCTTATTAAACTTATCAATTGATACAACTTTATCAAATCTATACTTATCTCCATAACAATGCAATTCTAAAATTTTTTCAACGTATTCTCTAGTCAACATGACTGGTCCAAAATAACTATGTCTTAATTTTGGATGTAAAAAGAAAGGGATAAACTCTTCAGATTCAAATCCAAGTTGAATACAATCCCAATCATAGGGAAGTCTACTCATTAAGTAATTCCAATCAAAATTCCAATATTCAAATAAATTCAAATCATAGTCATCTTCCATTAACAACAAATAATCATCTTGTTTAGTATTAATCCACCGTTTAAGGAATTCTAAATGAGTAACCGCATTCCCTAAGGCATATGCAGGTATACCAGTTACTTTACCCACAACAAAGTCAGAACCCCATTCATTTAATTCAGAAGCTAGAAATTTAGATGCAGATACTCTTGTAAATTTTAACTTCCAGTAATCAAACTGGTCTTCCATATATTCTTTTCTGTCAATCCTATTGTCTAGATTAACATAATATATGTGAGGAAAATTATTAAATCTATTTTTTAAATCCATAACGATTAAAAATACTTAGATACTTTCTTGATCATCCCAACGTCGTTTTGTTTTCCATATGTAAATATCTCATCAAAACTATGTCGTTTACTATCATTCCTCCACCAATCATAGTAAGCAAGTCTTGATGCTTTTGTAATAATATATCTTTTAGTTGTTTTATCAAAAAAATCTGTATGATTTGGAAACATTGGCAAACAATATGTTTTTCCACAATGTCCCAAAAAATAGTCTACTGTGCCAGACTTTAATCCATAATTTTTATTCGCAATATAGTTTGTAAGATTATATTTTTCTCCTACACAATGAAGTCTTATCAATTTTTTAACATATCTCCTATTAAGCATCGAGATGCCAAACGTATGAGCTGGCATGATTGGATGTAAGTAGAATGGAATATAATTTATATTCTCAAATCCAAGGAGTAAAGAATCCCAATCATAGGGAAGTCTACTCATTAAATATTCCCAATCAAATTGCCAATAAATTTCTAACCCAAAATCTAGAGTATCTTTAGAAATTATTAATCTATCTTCTTCAGTATTGTCATACCAATTTTTTAAAAACTCCAATACGCTAATAGCATAAGCTGCTGTAGGTATTGGTAATTTATATTCCTTTAAATTAATCAGTAGATTCTTCCATTCAGATACATTATCTTTTGTATATTTAATTGGTACTCTTTCATAATCTTGAACCCGCATATTACTTAGATTACGATCCATATGCTCATCCAAATGAGCATGTTCATCATAGTTAAAATAATATACTTTTGGTATTCCTTTTAATTTATCTTTTAAATTCATAATAAGTTAGAAACTCTTCTCTACAATTCAGTACTTCTGCTCAAAGTATTTATCGTCCCATAGGGGGAAATTATTTTCTAAAGTAGTCAAGATAAAGTTCCCCATATAATTCTACACCTTTATTTGATATATCATATGTCCTAAACCTCTCAGGTTTTAAACTCATTCTCTCATGGTCATCTGATCCATATGTAAAAAATTGATCTATAGAATACAAGTCTCGCTCATGTTGCCACCAAAAATAATAAGTATTTCTTGCCATAACATCACCCTCTTCTCTAAAAAATCTTTGGATGACACTATTATTTTCAAAACTTCCAAAATTTGGATTGATAGTAATTAAAGGTAAGCAATAAGTTCTTCCAGTATGAACCATAAAATAGTCAACTGTTCCAGATCCAGCAACATCGTTTTGCCTATTCCATGCAGCATTACAAACAGTATTAACTAGTTTATATTGATCCCCAACGCAATGCAAATCTAATAGCTTCTCAACATAACCTCGATTTAACAAAACTGGACCAAAGTCATGAGCTGGTTCAATTGGGTGCAAATGAAACTTCAATGCAGTTGGATTTTCAAATCCCATCAAAATGCAATCCCAATCATAAGGCAATCTTTCTATAAGATCTCTCCAAGAAAAATGCCAACGTTCAATAAGTCCCAAATCATAATCATCTTCCATTAAAATAACATATTGGTCTTCAGTATTTCTATACCAATTCTTTAGAAAATCCAAATGTGTTATTGCATTTGCTGCAATTGGAACTAACAAGTTATATTCATCAATATCTTTTATTAAATGCTTCCACTTACCATTTTCAGATGCTAGATATTTTGTTCCAGAAACTCTAGAGTACTTTATACCATACTTATCAAATTGCTTAACCATCCAATTTTTTCTATCTAATCTATTATCCAGATTAAAATAGTTTACTAATGGCATCCCATCCAACTTACTTTTTATATCCATATTAATAACCCTTCAGATTTATCCTTAAACACATAAGGTTTTTTAGTGGATATATCAAACATTACCTCCATTCTCCATTCATCATTTTTATTATAGTGAAAAAATTCAAACGCAGAATATGATTTACTTCTCACATTCCACCAGTATTCTGTAGCTTCTGAAGATAATTTATCAACCAAATCGTTAACAGTATCACTACCAATAAATTTTTCATTCAAAGAAAATATTGGCAACGTATATGTTATTCCAATATCATAAAAGAAATTGTGCAACCCACCATACTCAAAATTGGGTATTGATTTATCTGGAGTAGTGTAATGAAGTAAAAATTTACCATTTCTATAATGGTAATGCTTAATTCTTTTAGCAAAATAACGAGTAATCATGTAGCAATGACAAGACCCACTATCAGATTCCCATGGGTGCAAGTGCATTTTTATTCTTCGTTCAGCAGAACTAAAAAGTTGAATACAATCCCAATTATATGGAAGATTTTTTGTTAATAAATCCCAATTAAAAAACCAGTTATTAACAATATCAAACTTAATAATATCCTCCATAAAAATACAAGTCTCTGATTCATTTGAATCATACCAATCAATGATTGATTGTAAAGTATTTAAAGTTAATGCTAGTTCTGATGGAGACTGAACTAATTCTTTGTCCAAAACAAGATGCTTCCAATCATCATAGTTATCTTCATGGTATATCTTTCTATACCTACTAAAGTTAGAAATTCCCCAAGATTTAAATTGGTTCTGCATATATTCATTTTTTTCAACATCATCCTCATGATTTAAATAGATTATTTTAGGAATACCAACTAATCTATTGGTTATGGCATTACATGCTATTTCTAATTCTTCTTCAATCATTTTGGCAACACCTTTTTATCATACTGTGGCAACTGTACTTGCATCATCTCATGAACAGATCCACCATAACTCAGGATATCATCTGCAGTATATTTGTGACTATTATTTTCCCACCATTTTTTTATACATGATGTAGCCAAAATATCATAGATTTTATTGTGATATGCACTGATTATAGGATCATACTCTTCATCATTTTCTATATTTTCAATCCTATTATCTGGTGCAATAGCTAGTTTAGGATCTAAACAAAACAAAGGTAACGTGTAAGACTTTCCTATTTGATAGAGCAAAAAGTCATCACTACTATAGGATTCTCTAGGAACTTTCATATCCCTAAGACTATTATCAAGTTTAAATGTGCCATCAGATTTTAAATGTACTTTGATTAGTTTTTCAACAAAAAATCTATTAACAATAAAACAAGCAGCAGAGGAACTATGCCACTCTCTTGGATGCAAATGCATCTTTAATACATGATCGTGACAATAATAAAATTGAACAATGTCCCAATTATACGGCAAACTCTTCATCACCGTTTCCCAATCAAAAGGCCAATATTCAACTAAGTCAAAACAAAGGTCATCTTGAACTATCATGCAAACATCAGATATCCCAGACTCATACCATTCAATTAAGGTAGTAAATTCATTCATTACAATTGATGCATCAGATGGTGCAAGAAGCATCAAATCTAATTTATGTGCCCATTCATCTATTTTTGCTGTTGAAAATCTAGAGGCAGAGACTCTAGTAAAATCAGTTATTCCCCATTTTTTAAATTGACCCTCGATATGTTCTTTTCTATCCAATCTATGGTCTAGGTTCAAATAAAAAATAGGAGGCAAACCTTTTAATTTATTATCTAAATTCATTTTTTAAATACCTCCATATTAGGCAAGAAGGGATAATCCAAATATTGAAATCTTTTTGGTTTTTTAAATGCCACATCATTAAATTTTTGAATTCCTAAAGATGCAGTTTCTGGCGTCATATAATAATGATAACCAATCATATCTATATTCTGTTCTCCCCATGGTTTATCGTTAGTTCTTCCATCATAAACCATTTTTTTAAGCGTTGTATATGCCTCCTTATCATCCAATAATATAATTCCACCACGACCAAGATTTAAATGCTTCTTAAATTGAAAACTAATGCACATATATGTACCAGGAATATATGTATTCTGCTCCCATAAAACCGCAGCATCAATTATATTAGTATTCCAAAGATAATAATAATCTGTCCAAATATAATTTTTTTTCCATGTCCATTTTATACCCAATTTTTCAGCAGTAAATGGAATAGAAATATAAGTGTGCTCTGGTATTTGTATATCATTATACTTTTCATATCTAAGACATAACTCTATAGCATGAGTACAACAATCCGTTGCCACAGCATAAGGTGCATTAAAAAAATTAGATATTATTTTTTCAAACCTATTAACTACATCAAATTCCATTTTCATAAAGATTGTAATCCTCACTATACAAATTGTTAAATTCTTCTAAATCTGGTTCAACATAGTCTTGATATATTTTTTTACATATTGAACTGTAATTGGGCATAAAATATTTTGAATTTCTTAAATGAGGAATTTCAAATGATTTATATTTTACTCTTTCAATATCATCTTGAATATTAGTTCTTATAAAATTATTAACTTTAAATGTCATATCTCCTTCCAATTTTATTAATTTAAGATTTCCTTTGTTCTCAAGACACAATCTTAGAAATAATTTTTGAGGAGCTGTATGTTCATCATAGATGTACTTTTTATTTTTAACTTGTTTAACAACCCATTCAATAGGTGGTTTATATCTACACATAAATTCATTCAATCCAGATATCCATCTTTTAGTAGGATCCCTAGTAATTGCAAAGAATATATGTTCAGATTCTACAAAATATTGTGCTAAAAAATCTGGGTCTTTTGCTCTTGGTAATTTATCTAATGGGATGAAATTTGGACAATGAGCATTAAATGCTGTAGTAATAGAAGTACTACCACACTTATCAACATGCATAAAAACTAATTTATAATTTTTTGCCCAGTAGCAATTTACAAATCCTTCTTTATGAATAACTTGTCCATCTATACCTTTTTGTAACTTAAAAGTAAATGCAGAGCAATGTTTTGAACATTGTTCTACAATATCATCTATGACTGCTCTTCTTTTCATATCGTTGCTGTTATCTGCATTGTATATCTATTTTCATCTCCAAGGTTTGCTGCCATATGTGGTGCATCTCCTCTCCACATATAACAATCACCCTTCTTCCAATTAACAATTGGTGTTCGGTTCAATTCAAAATAATGCCCAGATTTCCAGTCATTTAAAAAGATTAAAAATCTACACACATTATTTTGGTCTTCAATATTATATACCTTTCTATATCTAGGATACGTATCTTGGTGTTCTGGCATAATAGTTCCAGGTGGCATACAATATACGGACAAAGAAGTATTTTTTACTTGATGTTCCTTTTTAATTTCATTCACAATATCATGACACCATTGTGGAACTCCTCTATATTCTTCTCTTAAAAGACCAGTATAGTTCACATACAAATGCCCCAATGATTTCCACCGATTAACGGTTTCATCATCAGGGAATTGTCTTCTATCTGGATATTCTATATTAGTATAATCTCCGATTATATCGGGATTTATGCTTTTTACTCTATAATTCATTGTGGTAAATATATATTATTTTGATTTTTACTGTACCAACAAGGCAAAGTATACCTCTCACCACTTATTACTTTAGTGACTCCATGATAAGTACGAGAACTAAAAAATATTATTTTACCTTTTTTAGGGTTACATGTAAAGTTATCACTTGGGAAGTATGTCTTTCCTCCAGTAAAATTATCGTTTAAATATAAAACAGAACTATAGTCTCGATGATTTTGGTCTTGATGAACTTCCATATCTATTCCAGGGAGCATTTGAACAATGCTCCAATATTCCAAATATAAATTTACATCTAAGTTATCCCTATAAAATAATTTAGATAAAGTTTGAATGGATTTAATTTGAAGTATAAGAAGATTGGATAATAGTATCTTATCTTCAACTAAGTAAGGACACAAAGTTTTATCTTCAAAATAACCTTCTAGATGTATATTCCTAAAATTAGTATTATTAAAGTATTTTACTAAGTCATCACATATAGACTCATCTAAAAAATTTTCTATTTCGTAAATCACATTTAAAATTTAAAATCGGAGAATAATTTTTTAGCAGAAGATTTTTTTTCTTCATATTCATATTCTTCTTCCTGCCCACTATCGGTAATATTATTTTGGGCACTTTGTTCACAATCATACAATCTCATTTTTGCTCTATCAATACCCAGAACAAACCGTTTAAATACTGTAGGATCATTATATCTATTCTTAAGTTGCTTTACCATAATCTGTCCAAGTTGCTCCAACTCTTCTGTGCTAATAAGAGCAAACATAAGGTCGGCAGTAGCAGGAAGACCAAAGGATTCAGAAGTATCAGTAAGTTCAACATCAGAGTTGCCATAACCTGAACGAGTAGTTTGAGTGGCAGACATGATTGGCACATTGAATTCGACTGCAAGACCCCTAAGTTCCTCAGCAATTGCCTTGATATACGAATAAGAATTAACAGACATGTTTCCCCGATACCTGCTGGAAGCACAAATATTAAGGTAATCGATGAAAATAATATCAGGTTTAAATGACTTCTTAAGTGTAAGTTCATTAAGCAATGCTTTAAAGTGTCCACTATGCGCTGATGCAGTTGGATACTCTTTAATTATAAGATGTCCTTTTGTTTTATTTACAAGAGTATTAATTTTATTTTCAAAAATTTGTTTTGGTAAATTAATTAATTCTTGGATTGGAACATTGAGAAGGTTTGCATCAATTCGCTCTGCAATTCGTTCCTCCGCCATTTCAAGTGTGATATAGAGAACGTTCCTGCCTTGCAATAAGACGGAACTAGCCACATGACACATGAATAGCGATTTCCCAAC